AACATAGGTACTCAACAAGGAGTACATATATGTCAGACAATAAACCAATGGTTGATACTTCATGGGAATTGAAGTGGAAAAGAACTTGTCGTAGAAAAGCTATTAATATTCTTGCGAGAATAGAAAATGATGGCAAACCTACACAAGAACTTGGCTATGAAATAAGGAAACTGCACGAAGCATTTACTTATTGGAATAGTGATGTTGCTAGTTGGGTAAGACACAACATGGTCATACCTACTACACAACCAGTTCCACAAGCAGAACTTCAAGAGCCAGAAGTACAACCGATCAGCACAGATTGACACAGCCAATCTAGTGTGTTATAACTAAAGGGTAGTCAGCGAGAGTTGGCTATCCTTTTTTGTATGAAGATAGTTCATGACTGGGTAGTAATACAAT